GGCTTGCTTGTTTGATTTCATCGTGAATCACCCTTTGCTGTTCTATCGCTTGGCGTTCTATCTCAATCGTGTCTTTCAATGATTGATTAACTTGTTCTTGTTCTGCGATAAGGTTAGCCTGTGTTTGGTTTTTGGCTTTTAAGTCATTAATCGTTCCGTGTTGAAACCAAATCCAACCGCACAGGCTAACTGCTACCGCTAGAAAAATCAGAATTAATCTGTTCATAATTAATCCACCATTAACGCACGGAATAATCGGCATCGGTCATCTAGACCGTTAGTACCACCATTGATCCTAAGCGTTACCTTTTGGACGGAATCAATAGATGCTAAATCGTTAAATATCCAGTACCAGACCGCAGCTTTAACTGCCAAATCTAAGTTACTTGATACTTCTTTAGGGTTGATCGTATCACCTAACCAACGGGCAAATCGGATATAGTTATCCTTACCAGTAATTTGAATTAATCCACGACCACGATAATTCCAGCCGTCCATTGTTTCTTCTGGGCCATTCCCCATTCGGTTTGCGTAAACTCGGCTTGCAATTTTTTCTGGCTTCCGCTCGTACTGGCGAGCGATGTTAGAATCAGGGAAATACTTGCGGAAAACTTTCATCAATCCGTCGGCTGAATAATTAAGATTTTCGCTTAATGTTGTAAACCCTGCTGTTTCGTGTCCGCATTGAGCAAGAAACATTGCTTGTTGTTGTTTGTTAAAACACCCAGCCAACTCGATATGTTTTGATATTGCTTGATAAATCCCTTTAATTGCTTTTGGGAAAACTTTATTGAATGTCGTTTCGGGGATAATCATTGTCATCTTTGTCAATCCTACGATTAATAAACTTAAACAAGAATTCGCGTATTTTTTCGGTCCCAATAAAGCCAATCATCGTACCGAGAAAGCCTGAAAATTCCGCATGGCCTACAAGGTGAGTACATATCGGCACTGTAACCCCAGCGATAGACGCACAAATCATTGCGTCAATAAATACGTAGCGAAATGCAGGTTTCTTCCGCATAAATCCCATTCTTAAAAGTGACATAAAAATTGCGGCACCGGCACTATGGATTGTCCCGTTACCAAAATTTAATTGTAGCCAGGCAATAATCATTGCCCACACATCAGGCTCTTTCATCGGCATTGTTTTCTCCACCGTGTTTTACGGCAATAAAAAAGCCCACCAATTACGGCGGGCGTGAATTCTGCTAAAATTAATTTTCCACAACTAAATCAGCAGAGGTTAAACATGATTGAAATTGATAAATTAAATGATGGTTACTATAACTTCCCGTACCAATCAGGAGAAGGAGACTCAACAAGCGATACATCATCTCCCTGTGTAGGAGGGTTCAACTTAATTAAATACCCAAATCTCATAGAAGAGATACCTGAAGCAAAATATTCCCCCATGCTAAAAAAACTGCTCATTGACCTTAACAAAGAAGACTCACCTTACCTCACTTTAGGTTGTGGCTATTGGGCATTTAAGGACAACAGGGATACATCTTATACTTATCTTGAGTTTTCCTTCAAAAATATCAAAACGGCTCAAAACCTTTCATTTATCCAAACTATTGATGAACAATTTATCGATTATTTACACACTCACCGCGAACAACTGGGGAGTGAATTTGGCGTGCCGCCTGAAGCATTTGATACAGCTCATTTAGCTTTTGCCTGGAATTATCGTCTATTTTCTTATTTTGGAAGCGAAGAACGCATCTTGCTCTATTTTCAAGCTGGTAGCCCACAACATCAAGATCTCGAGATATTCCTTGATCTACTTCATCGTTTTCTAACCGAATATTTACAAGTGCCATCATAATCACCAAATAAAAAAGCCCCGACCGTCTCCGATCAGGGCTGTAAAAATCAATCTAGGTGTTCACTACTTACACTGCGACCACCATACATCTAAATAGTATGACACTTTGCCAAATATGTCAATATGTAATTTTGATTTCTTTGATATTTGTTGCACGTTCCCTGCTAGTTCTCTGAATAATAAAGCAAGTTATAAGCAGTTCGTGAATTATTGCTTTTGCAAAGTGTATCTCTTTTTCGACTTCACGATAGATTGTCCTAAAACTTGGCACTCTTATGTTAGATTTACCTGCACAAGGTCTCATTTCCTTAGCTTTGGCTTTGTTGTGTAGGTGTTCTGCTATAAAATTGATTGTTCTTTTGTTTACATAATAAGCAAACACAATAAAGTGTAAGATTTGGTCATTTTTCTTAAAAAACATCTCAATGGTTTGACTAATCATAAACCCAGTTTCATCATCGCAAATTGGTTCATTTGGCTCTGCAGGAATGACTGATTGCATTAGTTTTGCAATAATATTTAATTGCGGTTTATCAAGCCTACCGCTGCGCACCCAAGCCCCCCATTGATACATATACCGGTCAACAAACTCTTCTTGTTCAATCGTTAGTTCTGATAACTCGCTAAATTTACGCATTTATTCCTCTAACTCTTTAATTTTTGCCTTGTAATACTTAATAATCGCCTTGCAATCTTCAATGGTGTATTTTTTCGGTTCGTGGTCTTGCCGTTCTAACCAAGCTACCTTATCCGCACCGATTTTATTGACGAGATTTATTCGATATTCGATGATGTTTCCGCTCTTGTGGTCATTACATGGTGCGCATTGTTTATGTACGTTTAGCTCACAAAATCGTAATTCAGGGCACGCTCCCACACTCCGATAATGCCCTGCATGGTATTGCCCTTGATGATACCGACCGCAACTGATACATGGTTCGTTTTTATCTCTCAGACGGATAAATTTATTAAAGACAGATTGCGCCTCTTTCAGCCATTCTGAGCGACTTTTTAATTTAGCTTTACGTTCCCTTTGTTTTTTCTTTTCTGCTCGTTCTTGTGCTTTTTGCGCATTATCTCGAGCTAATTTAATTGCACATTCAGGTGAGCAAACTTTCTGTGTAGAGCTAAAGGTTTTTACAAACGGTTGGCCGCAAACTTTGCATTTATACTCTTTAGCCATTAGCCAAACACCATCTGAAAAATTACCCAAACCGCCACAATCCAAAGCACGATTTTTAACTCTAAAATCTCGTCATCGTTTAAGCGTTTCATTTAAATCCCCATTTATCATTAAATCTCACACCATTTTGCACGCCCCAACTGGTCACATATTCGATTAGGCTCGCCATTCTGCTCACGCTCATTTGAGCCGAACTTTCACGGATATTCACAAATTCCCCCTCAAGACCAGGCACAACATCCGCTTTTTGATTTGTGGCGATTGCGTGGCCCGAAATAAACAACACTTTCCACTGCTCCATTGTGAGCTTACGCCCCATAAATTCAGCCTGATTTGCAACATCTTGGCACATAGCGTGAAATTTGGCGTTTTGCTCAAGATTTCGTGTTATCGGCTGGATTTTGACTACCAACGGCTTTTTATCGTCCGTTGGCAGCTCTTTGATTAAATCCAAGCAATTATTTTTAATGCGTTGATCGCGTAAAAAGAAAGGTTTGTATTGGCTCATAACATCATCTCCAAGGCTTGAATAACATCGCAAAACTCATTCTTTATACTCCACACCTAAATCTTCCAACCCAAAATAACCGCAAGATTTTGTTCGATTTACTGTGCTGTATTTGCTTACCTGCGGAAACGGTATCGGCTCAATTAAGTGACCGTTACAACGAAAACGATCGTCATCCCATTCGCCGCTTGATATAAAATAATCTGGCGTATAAAAATCCTCTAATTCCGCACCGCACTTTGGGCATTTGTAGCTTGTCATTGCAATGCCCCTTTCCCATAACTTTTAGCCGCATAGGTTTTGGCTTGTTGCTGTGGTTTCTCGTTGATGAATTGGTATGCTTGCGCCTGATCGCAATCAAGGAAGTGACCTCTATCAAATTTCATATAGGCTGTGCCTAATCCACCAAATCTATTCTTAGTCACAATGGCCTCAGAGTAAGGATTATCACAATCTGCCTTGTATGCGCCCTCACGGTAAAGCATGATGATTTGGCTTGCATCTTGCTCGATTGAGCCTGAATCACGTAAATCCGAATTAGCAGGGCGTTTTACTGCACGGCTATCCACATCACGGTTAAGCTGACAAAGTAAAATGATTGGAATATTGAAGTTTTTGGTAAAGGCTTTTAGCTTGCTCATAGAATTAGCGATAGCTTGGGTTAGATTTACACCACGCTCTTGCTTGTGATTCATCAAGCCTAAATAATCAATTACAACCACAGATGGTGCGCCTTTCTCGCTAATATGGTTTTCGGTAATTGCGCAAATTTCATCGGCTGACAACCCACCGCGATCGACAAAGTAAACATCTTGTGACCGCACTTCTTGTAATGCACCTGTTAAGCGGTGATAGTCGCCCTCATCAAGCTCGGCAGGATTACGCAATTTCTTCACGCTCACGCCACCTGTTGCACTCAATAAACGATCGACTAATTGGAAGTTACCCATCTCAAGGCTGAAAAATAAAACTGAACCATGATTTTTGGCAATATTACGAGTAACTGTCAGACTAAATTCTGTTTTTCCTGTTCCTGGTCTGCCTGCCACAATCACAATATCGGTAGAATTAATACCGCCTAGAATGTTATCCACTGCCTCAATGCCTGTGTAAAGTAAACGCTCTTTAAAATCGCTTTGTGAAC